CTACCTCGGGGGAATCTGTTCCCAGGTGTCTGGACGTGTCCACAGTTCCGCGGACAGCCACAGACCAGCCGTAGCGGTCCCGAACGGCCCCCGGCAGATACGGGCCCGCTCCCACGGGTCCGGCTCCCACAGGGGATGCACAGTCACCGCGACGCCCTCGCCACCCGGGATCGGTTCGCCGTTCTCGTCCTTCTTACGGGAGAGCACGACGCGCCGTACCAATTGCTTGATCATGGCGTTCCGCTCGGACGTGTTGAACGTCTTCCACTCGGCCGCGATGCTCACGACCAACCGGTCGAAATCTGAGCGTCGAGGCGCCTCGGCTACGTCGGCCTGCTTCTCAAGCTCGCGCTTGATCCGCTCCTGACGCTGCACGTAGGTGTCGCGCGCCCGCTCGAACGCCCCCGCCGGGTACTTCTCGGGGTGCTCGGCCTGGTCCATGATCAGGCGAGTAAGGGCGGCCTCGGCCGTCTCGTACTCCGCCGTGAGCTTGGCGCGGGCGAGCTTGGCGAGGGCCCGCTCGTCGACCTTCGGCTCGTCCTTCTCGGTCGGCGGCGCGTTGTCGACGCCCGGCGCCGCCTCGCGCATGAGCCACTTCTCGACCTCCTTCTCGACAGGGACGCGCCGAATCCAGATGCCTTCGCACTTGGCGCCGCCGGACGCTGCACGCTGCGAACAGCGGTAGGCGTGACCGTTGAGGTTGATCACCTCGCCGGCGGCGTTCCTCCACCTGTTGGTGGTCATGCTGGTACCGCCGCGGCACGCGTCATGACGGACGACGCCCGTCAGTTCGTAGATGGCGTTCCGGGCCCGTGGCGGGGTGTTCTGGACCTCCGTACGCCTGGCGCGGTACTTCTGCCACAGGTCGTAGTCGATCAGTTCCTCGTGTGCCCCCTGTGCCAGGAAGTAGTTCGGGCAACTGCCGTTGGTCCTCCTTCCGTTGCACTTGCAGTCGTCGTCATGGATGCGGAGCAGGCCGGCGGGGAATCCGCCGTCCATGTAGCGGGTGAGGGTCTGCGTCGTCCACAGGGTGCCGCGGGTGGTGCGGTGCCCGTTGTTGTTGAGCCACCCGCAAAGCGTGGCGAACCCCTTCGGCTTCGTGGGGTGCGTGTACATGCGGTAAAGCTCGGCAACGATCGGGCCGACCTCGGGGTGAGGCTCGTACTTCTCGTCTTGCAGCTTCTCGGTTCGGGCGTCCCATCGGCGGTGCCAGATGTACCCGAATCGGGGGCGCCCGGTGGCCGGGAGTCCCTGTGCCCGGCGGTGCTGGTGCGTTTCGGCCCACGCCTCGCCGATGCGGTCGCTTTCGAACGCGGCGAACTCAAGGATCATGCCGCGTTGGAACCGACCGATTGCGGTCGTGGCGTCGACCGGTTCGGTCGCGCTGACCAACTGTCCGCCGATGGATTCGACGCGTGCGAGGTTGATCGCGTTGCCGGCGCGGTCGCGCCCGAAGCGCGAGTATCGCCAAACGGCGATGCCCTTCTCTTTCCCCTTCTCGACGATCTCGATTGCCCGCATGATCTTGCGCTTGAAGTTGCGGCCGGTTGTGTCGAGGTCTTCGATCCATTCAGTGATCTCGGACCCGTTGCGCTTGGCCCATTCAAGGATCGCCGCGCGCTGGATCTCCGGACTGATCTTCTCCTCTTTCCAGGTCGAGACCCGGATGTATCCGACGTACGGTGCCAGCTTCGTACGTTTGAACGTGGCAGGTATCTGCGCTGTTGTCACAGTGCCTTCCGTTCGGATTGGTGGGTGTGGTGCGGGCGCAGTGTGATCACGTTGCCCGCGACCTGCTCGTCGCGGTCCCGGTTGCCACCGCGGCGCGGTGTGGGGGGTACGTCGAGCAGGCCGCGCGCGACGTGGTCGAGGGCGCGCATGTAGCCGGCGTTGTCGGCGTTGGTGAGCTGGTCGGCCGAAACGCGTTGCGAGTTGTGCACGGTGCGGATGATGAGCAGGGGTACGGCGGTGAGCACGAGGAACAGGCCGGCTCGCCACAAGTCGTCGTTGTTGCCGAGTAGTCCGAGGACGCCGAAGGACAGTCCCGCCATGAGCAGGGCGACTGCGAAAACGGGCATGTACCGGTGCGTCACTTCTGTGCCTCCGTGCGTTAGTTCTCGGCGGCGTGATCCCCGCCGTTTGCGGCTCGCTGCCTGCGCAGCGTTTCTGTGAAGGAGACGAACAGTTCGACGCCCTGGGGGTCGGTGATTCCCAGTTCTTCGGCTGCTGCCTCGGGTGTCAGTGGGTCGGTTCGCGGGGTCTGTTGCCGGATGGCGAGCAGGACGTCGCGGGTGAGGATGCCGGCGGCGACCAGGACCTCGGCGAGCGGGAGGTCGAGGGTTTCGGCGAGCGTTTCGAGGACGCGCGTTTCCGGGGCGCCCTGGCCGCGCAACATGCGGCTGATGGACGCTTGCCCGATGCCCGAGTCGGCGGCGAAACGTGTCTGCCCGCCGCCCCTAGGTCGTAGGTCATAGCCGCGGCGTTCGAGTTGATCTCTCAGCCAGTCTGCGAACTCCGCGGGCGTGGCCCGGTCGTTCTTCCGTGGGGGATTCGTTCGATCCATGGATGGAACATACCGCGCGTGGGGCATGACTACCACATGATCGTTTGAAGCCGCCCGGAATAAGCACGTTTGGCACAGTCCACCCCCCTGAGCTGCCGCCATGCAGTCGAACAGGTGACCGATTGTTGCCGCGCATATGCCACGTGTCAACAGAGTTCGGAACTCCCGAATCCGCTCGCATATGCCACGTCGAACGCCCGTACGTCGTGCTAACGTTCCATCCGTGGATAGAACAAACCATCCACGGAAGGACGATGCCGCTATGTACGACCGCGCCACCCTGGTCACTGCCGCCCGAGCAGCAGGCGACCGCAACCCGTCAGACACGGCAAGACGGTTGAAGGTTGCACGTAATACCGCATGGCGTCTGTGGCACGGACGCACCGCCCCAAGTGCCGCCATTGCCGCGGCAGTTGAGGAGCACTACGGCGTAACCGCTGGTCAACTGGTCAAGCGGGCCGCCGCATGACCGGCCCCGTGATCTCCCGCGAGCAGGCGTTCGCCAACGCCCGCCGGGTCCTCGACGCCGCCCGCGACCGCCGCGACAGCGACCGCGCCGCCGGCCGCCTCGACCCCGAGGCCGAACTCATCTTGCGCCGCCTCGAACGGCAGCAGCGCGCCGAGCATGCGCCCGCCGTCGAGCACCGCGCCGCCGCCTGAAACGCGCGAGGGCCGCCCGGAAGCGACCCGGACGGCCCCGCCCGACCGAACCCCGAGAGGTACCGATCGTGAACACCACCCAGCCTACCGCCGCCCCCCGCGCCGCCGAGGCCGTCGCGGGCGCCCTCGCCGCACGTAAGCGCCTCGCCCTCACGGGCGTGATCGCCCGACAGCTCGACCAGATCGCCCCCGGCACCGCCCGCGTGCGGATCGTCCCCGTGACCACCGACCGCGACGGCGAGCAGCGCGTCGCAACGTGGGTCAGCCTCGACGACGCCCTCGGTCTGCCGCTCAAGGCCGACCGCGCCGCGCACCGCGCCGCCCGCGGCCTGCTCCGCCGGGCGTTCCCCGCCGCCGACTGGACCCGCGCGCACGCCTACGACGTCGCGGCCGGCGACCTCGCCCTCGACGCGCCGACCCTGCCCGAGGAGCTGCACCAGTGATCCGCCCCCAGCTCAGCGCCGACGGCCTCGCCGTCCGCCTGCCGATCGCCGCCCGCGCCGAGTCCATCCTCGACGACCTCGCCCTCGCGTACGCCGAGGACCCCGACACCGTCGGCGCCCTGCTCGCCCACCACGGCGACAACGTGCGCGCCCTCGACCACGCGATCTATGCGCACGACATGCCCGAGTACGAGCGCGCCATGAGGGCCGCCGCCGCGGACGGAAGCCGCGAGGCCCTGGCCGCCGAGGCGCCGATCGCCGCCGACCTCGACGACCTGCTCGACCCCGACTCGGCGATCACCCTCGCCGGCCGGATCACCAGGCTCGCCGGCCGTATCCGACACACCCCCGCACAGAACAGGAAGACCCACCCGTGACCGTCACCACCCTGCCCACCGCTCACGCCCCGGTCGCGGTCGCGCCCGCCCGCGGGGGCGCCCTGTCCCTCTCCCAGATGAGCCCTTACGAGGCGTGGCAGTTCTGCGAGTCCCTGGCCAACACGCCTCTACTGCCGGACGTCTACCGCAAGAACCCCGCGTCCGTTCTGTGGGCACTGGAGTACGGCCGCGCCCTCGGCCTCGACGTCGTCACCACCATCACGACGATTCACGTGATCAAGGGCAAGCCGTGCCAGTCCGCCGACCTCATGCTCGGCCGCGCCCGCTCCGCCGGGCACCGCGTCCGGATCAAGTCCGAGCGCACCCGGTGCGTCGTGTCGATCCAGCGGCACGACGACACCGACGACGAAACGGTCGTCGAGTGGACCCTCGACGACGCCGTGACCGCTGGTCTGTGCACGCTCAAGAACGACCGCCCGTACGCCCGCGACAAGCACGGCGACCCCACCCCGTGGGAGAAGTTCCCGCGCGCCATGCTGCGGGCCCGGTGCATCGCCGAGGCCGTGCGCATCGCGTGCCCCGAAGTGCTGCACGGGGCGATCTACACGCCCGAGGAGTTGGGCGCCGTCGTCGACCAGGAGGGAAACCCGGTCGCCGTCGAGCGGACCGACGCCCCGCCCATGCAGCAGACGGCGACCGTCGTGCAGTCGACGCCGAACGGCCCCCCGGCCGCGACCGCGCCGACGCGCGACTACCTCGCCGAGGCCGCCGAGACGGCCGACGCCGAACAGCTCGCCGCGATCCTCGCCGACGCCGAAGCGAACGGCGCCCCCGCGGACTACATGGTGTGCCTCGGCGAACTCCGCGACGCGCACGCCGCCGAGGCCGTCGGCCCCGTCCGCGAGCTGCACGCCGCCGCCCAGGCCCGGGGCGTTCACCCCGACCACCTCGCCCGCCTCGCCGCCATCGGCGCCACCAAGCCGGGCGCCAAGCAGCAGGCCGGCGGGAACGAGGATCGCCAGGCGCCCGAGGAGCAGGGCACCCCGGCCGGACCGGCGCCGCACTCGGTTTCCGACGCGGTCGCCGCCGAGGGCGCCATACCGGCCGGCGTCGCCAACGCCGAGCAGGCCGCCGCCGAGGCCGAGAACCGGCTCAGGCTCGCCGCGAGCCGCGCCCAGCTCGCCAACCTCGACGAGGCGTTCGAGCGCGTGCACGGCTTGCCGATCGAGCACGCCCCGGCCGCCGCCCTCGACGCGTTCCGCGCCATGATCGAGAACGGGGCCGCACAGTGAGCGAGCAGCCCCAGACCGAGCAGGCCCCGGGCGAGCCGACCGCGCCCGACCCCGTCGTCGTCCGCGACGCCGTGACCCGACAGGCCGTCCTCGGCGCCCTGCTCGACGAGGTCAAGAGCGCGTACAAGGACGCCAAGAAGGTCGCCGACGACCTGCTCGACAAGTCGCACAAGGCCGGCGGGACGACTCAGGTCGACGCCCTGTTGCCCGACGGGACGAAGGTCGGTTCGTCGTCCCGTTCGGGGGGCGAGCGCGAGGCCCAGGTCGTCGACGCCGAGGCGTTCCGCGGGTGGGTCCGGGACAACTACCCGACCGAGCACGTCGTCGAGTTCGTGCCCGCCCAGGTGCTCACCAGCGTGCGCCCCGGATTCGCTGGCAAGGTGCTCGCCGAGGCGACCGCGGCCGGTACCTCCCAGTTCGTCGACGGGACGTCCGGTGTTGTGCACGATGTGCCCGGCGTCGAGTTGAGGCCGTCGAGGGCCGCCTCGCACCGCCTCACCTACACCCGGGGAAGCAAGGCGCAGCCGACCAGCGGGCGCGACCTGGTCGCCGCCGCGTGGCGTGCGGGCGTCCTGGTCGAGTTCCTGCCCGCCCTCGCCCCGGCACCGTCGGCGCCCCCGGCCGCCGCCGAGGCCGAGCAAGGGGCCGAGCAGTGACGGCCGCCGTCCTCGACCGGCCGGGCACCGTCCACGTGCCCGGCCAGCTCGACCACTCCCAGGCGTCGAGCCGGACCGGCTACCCGCTCCCGGCCCGCGCGTGGAACGGCCTTACCGTCCTCGACGCGTGCTGTTGCGCGGGGGGCGCCGGTATGGGTTGGTACCTCGCCGGGTGGGACGTCGTGGGCATCGACCAGGACGACCAGCCGAACTACCCCTTCCCGTTCATCCGGGGCGACGCGATCGAGTACATACGGGCCCACGGCCACGAGTACGACCTGATACACGCGTCGTGGCCGTGCCAGTACGGCGCCGCGATCACGAAGGGCACCAACGCGCACTTGCGCGAGACGTACCCGGACCTGATCGAGCCCGGCCGCGAGGCCATGCTCGCCGCGGGCCGGCCGTACGTGATCGAGAACCCCGACGCGCGCCCCGACGTGACCCTGTGCGGAACGATGTTCGGTCTGCCGATCCTGCGTCACCGCAAGTTCGAGGCGCACGGCTGGTTCCCCCTCGCACTGCCCCACACCCCGCACCGCGGGCGCGTCCGCGGCCACCGCCACGGCAAGCACTACGACGGCCCGTACGTCGCCGCGTACGGCCGCGGGGGCGGTAAGGCGACCGTGCCCGAGATGCAGGCCGCCATGGGGATCACGTGGACGGACGTACGCCACGAACTCACCGAGGCCATACCGCCCGCCTACACGCTCTTTCTCGGCGAGCAGGCCGCCGAGCAGATCCTCGCCGAGCGCTACGGGCGGGCCGCGTGAACGCCGACGAACGCGCCCGCCGCGAGGACAAGCCGCCGCCCGCGTGCGACCACGGGAACCCCCGGTGCGGCGCCCGGCCCGTCCGGTTCTACCCGTGCGGCCACCGGTGCGAGGAGCACCAACCGAGCAGGACCCGCCCGTATTTCACCCCCTCGCCTTGACCGGCCCCCGGGGGCGAGGCCGCCCTCGCCCCCGGGCCCCCAGCACGACAGGAGCGCCACCCCGTGACCCTCGACGCCATGGATTGGGTGTGGACCCGCGCGAAGGCGCGCGGGAACGCCCGCCTAGTCCTGCTCGCCGTCGCCGACGCCGCGACCGGCCCCGAGGCCACCGCGCGCATGGGTACGGCCGAGTTCATGCGCCGGCTCGCCGCGTCCCGCTCGACCGCCCGCGCCGCCGTCGACGCCGCCCTCGCCAGTGGCGAACTGGTCGAGGACGAGCCCGCCAAGGGCAGCCGCGCGACCCGGTACAAGCTCCCCGGAGCCGTCGGCTACCGCCGGACCGCACGCGCTACCGGGCCGGAATCCGGCCCCATAGCCCCGGAGACCCCCGGGCCGGAATCCGGCCCCCTACCGGCTACCGGGCCGAATCTCGGCCCCTCTACCGGGCCGGAGTCCGGTCCCCTCGCAGATACCCCGGAGACCCCTTACCGGGCCGAATCTCGGCCCCTTTGGGGACCGGATTTCGGCCCCCATCACCCACCCATAGAGGGATTGAGTGAAGGAGGGAGCGAGCGTGCACGCGACGCGGTCGCAGTGATCCCCGAGTTCGCTCGCCCCCTGGTCGACCAGATCACCGCCGCCGGCGTCCTGGTCGCGTGGAACCTCGCCCCGGCCGAGTGGTTCATCGTCGACGCCCTGGTGAAACGTTCCGGCCTCGACATGCTCGCCACCGCCGCAGTGCAGGCCGCCGCCCGCAACCGCAAGGGCGTATCGCACGCCCGCTACTTCCTGCGGGCGTGGCAGTCGCTACCGCCCGCGCCGGCGCCCGGCACCGTCCCGGCCGCCGCCCCGGCCGCCCACGCCTCAAACGTGATCCCCCTCGACCGCGCCCAGCCCCGCGGACGCGTCGCCCAGTCCGCCGACTACCTCGCCGAAGCCCTCGCCGCCATGGAGGCCCAGCCGTGACCCCCCGTGAAGTTGCCGCCCTGATCGCCTACGTCGTCAAGCTCGACCCGCGCCTCGCCCTCGACGACCAGGCCGCCGCCGCCGAACGGCTCGCCCAGTGGTGCGACCTGCTCAGCGACGTTCCCGCCCAGGCGCACGGGTGGGACGCCGCCCGCGTCGCCCGCGACTACATCGCCCGCAACCCCTACCGCATCCAGCCGTCGGACGTGTCCCGCCCGTGGCACACCCACAAGGCCGACCAGATAGGCCGGCACGTGGGCACGTTCGAGCCCACCGCGCACCCGGAGATCGACCCGGACGACGAGACCGGCGACGCGTATGTCGCCGCACTGCGCCGCGAGCGCGAGGCCGTCGCCGCGGGCCGGATCGCACCCGTCACGCTCCGCGCCATCACCGCGGGCCCGGCCGCCGCCGAGGTCGAGCGCCGCCTCGCCGCCCTCGGCGAGTACATGCCCCGCAGCGTCAAGCAGGTACTTGCCGAGCACCGGCCGCGCCGGACCGAACGCGAGCGCGCCGCCGTCGAGGGCCGACCCGACCCCCTCGACGTGTCGTGCGTCTACGAGCACTGCCTCGCCCCCGTCGGCGAGCCGTGCCGCAACGCCCGCCGCCAGGTCCGCGCCAAGCCCCACCCGACCCGCCTCGACCGCGCCACCGCCCACCAGGCCCGCCGCCAGGAGCAGGAGACCGCAGCATGAGCCCGACCCCGAAGCAGGCCCGCACCCACCGCCGCAAGGCCGCGACCGGCGACCGGACGAAGAACGTCACGTCGTGGCGCGTCGAGGCGTCGTGGGACCACCGCCCCGACGCACCGGTCGTCATCCGGACGTCGGACAAGAGGCAGGCCCGCCGCAAGGTGGCCGACCTCGCCGACAAGGGCGCGTACGTGATCTTTCAGGAACACGAAGGGTGGGACCGGTGGCGCACCGTGCGCGAGGTCGACGGCGCCGCCCTGCTCGCCGAGCGCGACGCCGAGCAGCAGCTCGCCACCGCCGGGCACCCGCCGACCCCGTCCGCGTACCGGCCGGACGCCGACGACCGACACCGCACGTGGCTCGCATGGATGAGCGCCCGCGCCGAGGCCGACCGCCTCGCCGCCGAGCAGGCCGCCCGCGAGCAGGCCGAGGCCGGCGCCCGCCGTCGTCGCCTCGCCGCCGAGGCGCACCGCGACGCCCGCACCCTCATGTCGCCGCCCGCGATCGTCCGGCCCGAGAACCGGCAGCGCGCCCGGCACATCACCGGGGCGCAGCGATGACCCCGGCCGCCCTCGCCGTCGTCCGGGCCGCCGTCGAGGACGCCCAGCGCGACCACGTCGAGCAGCCGGCCGCCGTCGTCGACCGGATCGCCACGGAGCTACGCCACCAGGGGTGGACGCTCGCCCCGCTCGAACAGCCCGAGCCGTACGCAGCCTGACGCCGCAGCACACGGGGGCGAAACCGATCGAACAAGGGTCGCCCCCGTGCTGTATCTTCCATCCATGGATGGTTCGAGCCATCCGAGAAAGCACGTCCAGTCGTCGCCATACATCCCGCGGAGGTACGTCCATGAGCCGGCCCACAGCCGCCGAGCGATTCGCCGCCAAGACGACCCCCGGGACCATCCCCGACGGCCCCAACACCCCCGACACCCCGTGCCTGTTGTGGCCCGAGGGCAGCCTCGACCGCGACGGATACGGCCGCTTCTGGATCGACGGCCGAGTCGTCCCCGCCCACCGCTGGTCGTACGAGCAGAAGCGCGGACCCATACCCGCCGGCCTCGAACTCGACCACACGTGCAGCGTCCGCCGATGCGTCGCCGACGACCACCTCGACCCCGTCGACCACCGAACCAACGTGCTCCGCTCGACCGGCCCCTCGGCGATCAACGCCCGCCGCACGCAGTGCGTGAACGGCCACGACCTCACCGACCCGGCCAACGTCCGCGTGAGCTACCCCCCGTCGCACCCCAACGGGATGCGCAAGTGCCGCGCGTGCGCCCGCGACCGCGCCCGCCGGGCCCGCGAGCCCCAGCTCGCCCCCGTCGCCACCCTTCCCACCCGCACCACCCCCGAGAGGACCGCCGCGTAATGGCTGGAGAGACCCCGATCACCGTCGTCGGAAACGTCGTCGCCGACCCCGAGTTGCGATTCACCCCCGCCGGCGCCCCCGTGGCGAACTTCCGGATCGCCTCGACGCCCCGCACGTTCGACCGCGTCACGAACGAGTGGAAGGACGGCGACACCCTCTTTCTGTCCGTCAGCGTGTGGCGCCAGCAGGCCGAGAACGTCGCCGAGTCCATCAAGCGCGGCGACCGCGTGATCGTCGTCGGCCGCCTCGGACAGCGCCAGTACGAGAAGGACGGCGAGCGCAAGTCGTCGTACGAGGTGCAGGCCGAGGACGTCGGCCCCGCGCTCAAGAACGCGTCCGCCCAGGTCACCAAGAACGGCCAGCAGAACGGCCAGCAGCAGCGCCCCCAGGGATACGGCCAGGGGTACGGCCAGCAGGCCCCCCAGCAGGGCTACGGAGCGCCCCAGGCCGACCAGTGGAGCACCCAGCAGCCCCGCCAGGGATACACCGACGAGCCGCCGTTCTAGGCCCTCGCCGCGACCGGTCGCGGGCCGCCCCATGCGCGGGCGTGCGCGCGTCTACCACCCACCACTGACACAGGAGCGAACTCACCATGACCCGTATCCCCGATTCCGTCGCCGTCGCCTCGCTCGACACTCATCGTCTGATCGTCGCCGTCCCGAACCACGGCCCCGCGGAGGTGTCGTGCAACCTCCCGCGCCCCGTCGCCGCGTCCGTACTGCGACAGCTCGCCGACGGCCTCGACAGCCCGGCCGGCCAGTGCGAGACCGCGCTCATAACCGGCCGCCCGTGCCCCGTGCACGACGCCCCCGCCTCGCCGTCCGAGGCCATGCTCGCCGCAGGGACCGGCGCCGCCGAGGCGTTCGCCCGCGGAGCGCGCCAGGCGCAGCGCCCCGCCGGCCTCGACGCCCTGCTCGCCCACGTCGCCGCCGCCATGTCCCCGGACGACGACGAGCACCAGGCCGCCGACGAGCCGCCCGCGCTCACCCCCAACGACGTGCGCGACGCCCTCGACTTCAACGCCGACGACCGCGACCAGGTGCTCGCCACGCTCCGCGACGTCCTGCTCGACACCACCGCCACGCGCACCCCCGAGCAGGCCCTCGGCGCCGCCCGCATCATCCTCGCCGCGCACGCCCAGCAGCTCGCCGCCCTGGTCGAGGCCGAGCGCGCCGAGACCCACACCCGATGGGGACTCAACCGCTCAACTCGCGGAGTGCTCACCGGGTACAGCAGCGCCCGCCGCACCATCCGGACGTACGCCGACCGCCTCGCCGACGAGCAGGCCCTCGCCGAGGGCGCAGCGAACGAGCAGGCCGGCCAGTGACCCCGGCCGTCGCCACCGCGGCGAACCTCGCCGTCGCCGTCTTCCTGCTCGCCGCCTCGGCCCGCCTGATCGTGTGGGCCCTGTCCGGCGAGCCCGGCCGCGTACACCACCCCCAGCACGACGACCAGGAGCAGCCGCCCGCATGAGCCCCCGCACCCAGCAGCGCGCACCCAAGGGACGCGACCGCGACCGCGCCGACCGGCGAGCCGTCGTCGACGTCCTGCTCGCCCGCGCACACCGGGGCGTCCTGTCCACCGCCGAGGGCGCCCTACTCGCCGAGCACGTGCGCACCGAGCAGCACCTCGCCGACGAGACCCGCCGCGCCATGGCCGGCACGACACAGGCCCTCGAACGCACCCGCGCCCAGCTCGCCGCCGCCGAGGCCGCCATCGTCGAGGCCGAGCGCGACCGCGACCAGGCCGAGGAGCGCGCCACGGAAGCGAAGCGCGTCGCCGGCGAGCAGGCCGCCGCCGTCGCCCGCGTCGTCGCCCTGGTCGGCCGTCACGCCGCCGTACCGGCCCCCGCCGTATGGGCCGCCATCGACGCCGACCCCGTCGAGCACCGGACCGCCGACGACCGCGCCCGCCGATGGAAGGCCGAGCAGGGCGCCGCCCTCGACGCCGTGTCCCGCGTGCGCGTCCTCGCCCAACGGATGCGCGCCGGCTCGCCCCAGGGCGCAGCAGCGATCTACGCCGACCGCATCGAGCAGGCCCTCGACAACGACCGCCGCGCCCTCGACCCCGACACCGCGATACGTGCCCAGTTCCTCGACGCCGCCGACTCGACGACGGCCCGCCTCGCCGAGCAGAAGCGCGAGCACGACGTCGCCCTCGCCACCGTCGAGGAGCGGGCCCGCCGCCTCGGCGCCACCATGCAACGCACCGTCGACCACTACCGCGAGCAGGTCGTCGCCGTCCGGGCCGCACTGCCCGACGAGCCCCGGCCGCGCCTCGGCCTACCGACCGACCTCGCGTACGCCAACGGCCGGCACGACCTCGCCGAACGCGTGCGGTACGTCCTCGACCAGGCGCAGCAGACATGACCAGCCCGCCCCCGACCCCACCGACCGTCGACCCCGAGCAGGTGCGCGCCGCCGTCGAGGAGGTGCGCACCGCGCTCAGGGCGTGGGCCGAGGCCGTCGCCCCCGCCATCCGGGCCGCCGCCCAGGCTTTCGCCCAGCTCGCCGAGGCCGCGCGCACGGCGAGCAGGGACGACTACGCCCTCGCCCCGCCGCGCCCCGTCCGCCGCGACCGCCCCGCATGGCAGAGCCCTTACGGCCCGCCGCCCCGCCGCCGTCAGCACTGAGCACCAGGAGCAACCGCACATGACGACCACCCCCGGCCAGCGCGCCGCCGACGACCTCGCCGCCGTGCGCGAGTCGTGGGGCGACCTGCTCGCCGCGATAGCCGAGCCGCCGCGCGCCGCCGAGTGGATGCCGTACGAGCGCCGCGGATTCCTCGACCAGCTCGCCGCCAACGACCGCGCCGACGACGACCAGGCCCTCGCCGAGGCCGCCGTCGGCCGTCTGCCGCTCATCCTCCGCGAGCACCCCGCCCCGGCCGATCTCCGCGCCCTCGACGCCGCCCTCGACGTCGAGCGCGAGGTGTTCGACATGTGCGACGCCGTCGCCGAGCGCGTGCAGCTCCCCGCCCGCGACCGGCACGGCCGATGGACCCTCGGCAGCGACCCGAGCGACCCGCGCTTGTGGAGCCTGCCCACGTACCGCGACGCGGGCCCGACGACGATCGCCTCGACCGGATCGCGCCTGTTCGGCCTCCATTGGGCCGCCGTCTGGTTGGAGGGCCGCGCCCTCGACGACCAGGCCGACCGCGACCTGTTCGCCCCCACCCCCGCGACCCTGGTCGACCAGATCGCCGAGGTCGCCCGGACCGCGCGCCGCCGCGTCGAGGGCGCCCTCGGCCGAACCGCCCGGACGATCACGCTCGACGAGCCGTGCCCGTTCTGCCGCGCCGGCCGCATCACCGTGCACAACGGCGGGGGCGACCCCCGACAGGCCGTGGCGACCTGCTCGACCGGCCCGTCGTGCCCGGCACCGGTCGAGGTGGAGCGAGGCCGCCGGGCGTGGCGGGGGCCCGCCCTGGTCGGCCTGTTGAGCGCCCTCGACGCCCGCCGGACCGCGCCCGCTGCATAGGGCGCAGCAGGCCGTACGCCCCCGGGAGCGCCACCCCGGGGGCGTCGCCGTATCCGCCTCGGTCACGGTTCGGTAACGCTCCCTGTAATGGTTACTGCAATGGTTGCTGTAGCGGCTACTGTAGGCATTCCTGACGGGCCCTCACCCCGACAGGAACGCCGGCCCTCACCCGGCACCAACCCACCGACACAGGAGCGACACTGTGGCAACCGTCATCCCCGGCGCCCTCGCCGACCACCTCACCGCCCAGACCATCGCCGACGCCGAGACCGTCGCCACCCTTGACGGCGCGCGCCGCGGCCGGGGCCGGACCCTGGTGATCGAGCCGGCCAGCACTCGCGTTCTGCACGTCATCAGCGCGTACGCCGAGGCGATCCTCGAAAACCGCAAGCTGCACACCGCCGCCCAGGTCCGCGCCGCCCGCCTGTGGATTCAGCGCGCCGGCCACGCCCCGGCCCCCGCCGCCGAGCAGGCCCCGGCCGCCGTCCGCGACGAGCCGTCCGACTGGTGGACGATCATGGACCCCGCGAGCGGCGAGGAGATCGCCCGCGTCTACGGCGAGACGTGGCAGGACATGACCCCGCGCGCCGAGGCCCTGCCCGAGGTGCGCGCCGTCATCCGCGCGCACAAGGGATTCAGCCGCCGCCGCCTGTACGTGTCCGAGCTGACGCCCGAGCAGCGCGCCGACCAGGTCGAGCAGGCCAAGGCCGCCGCCGAGCAGGCCGCGCCCGCGCCGACGAACGCGTTCGAGCAGGGCGCCGCCGGACAGCTCGCCGACCGCGTCGACCTCGCCGAAACGGTCATCTGCCCGACGTGCCGCGTCGCCGCGGGCGCCCGTTGCATCACCCGCGCCGGCAAGCCTGCCCGCGAGACGCACGGCCGCCGTGTCGAGGCGCTGGAGCAGGCCGCCGGCATCACGGAGCACCGCGCCACGGCCCGCCGCGAGGCACAGGCCCGCGGCTACACCTCGCACGGCCTCGACCACAAGGCCGAGGCCGCCCTGTTGACCGCGTACGCCGCCCGGATCAGCAACCGCGCGCGGCTCGACGACGACCAGGTCGTGACCGAGGCCGTCGAGCAGTTCGGCCGCACCGCCCGCGCCGTCGACGCCGTCGAGTACGCCGAGCAGGTCGAGGCCCGCGTCGAGACCGTCGAGGACGCCGAAGCCCTGTACGCCGCCGCCCTGGTCACCGAGGCCGAGGCCACCGAGGGCACGTGGCGGGGCGACTGGATCGGCGAGCAGCCCCTCGGCGAGGCCCTGTTCGACGTCGAGCAGGACACCGAGCAGGGCGCCTTGTTCCGCCCGTAACCAACCCACCGGCCCGCCCTCGCCCGAGGGCGGGCCCCGTACCCACGACAGGAGCCCACCCGTGGACCACGACGAGCACCAGGCCGAGCCGACCGTCGCCGAACTCCGCGCCGAAGTGGCGCAGCGGATCGCCGACATGCCGGCCGACAGCCACAACGCCGGCATGCTGCGGTCGTTCGTGCAGTTCCTCGACGACTACACCGCCGAGCGCGCCGCCAGCAGCGACGGCCCGAAGGTCGCCCACTACGTCCGCGCCGACGCGTCGACGCTCCCCACGCACCCGGCCGGGCAAGAGGCCGCCGTCGAGGGTATGGCCGCCGCCCACGGCTACACGCTCCGCCGCCGCGGCACGTTCGAGCGGATCGCCGACGACCTGAACCGCCGGGGCGTACCGACGAACACCGCGACCGGCGCCCTGTTCACGCAAATGGTGACCCTGTTCAACGAGTTCGAGCGTGAGCAGGCCGCCGAGCGCGCCCGCGAGGGCGACACGAACCCGTACGACCTCGAACCGTTCGCCGACGTTCACGACCTCGCCGAGCAGTACGAGCAGGCCAAGGCCGACGACCCGGCCCTGTTCGAGCGGTTCCTCGACAACCTCGCGGAAGACCTCGACCTCGACGACGTCAAGGCACTGCGCACGGCCGCCGCCGCCGTCGCCGAAGCCATGGGCCGTATCGCCCTCGAAGCCCGTACGCGAGGCATGGGCCCCGACCGGATCGCCAACGAGACCGGATACACCGCGTCCCGGATCGCTCAGTTCCTCCGCGAGGAGCGCGAGCGCCGCGGCGACGCCAAGTAGGCCCGCACACAGAAGCGGGCCCGCCCGGTCCCTCACAGACCGTATGGGCGGGCCCTCACCACCGCAGAAGGAGCGACCCAACCCCGATGGCTACCGAGAAGCGTAACCAGAAGACCGCCCCGCCCAAGCCGGGCACCCGTCCGTCGATCCGAGTCGACGACCAGCTCGCCGCCGACCTCGCCGTCGTCATGCGTACCGACGTCAACCTGTCCGACGCCGTGCGACGGGCCGTCCGACAGCTTGCCGACATGTACCGGACCGCATGGGCCGAGGGTGTCGTCGCCGTCGGCACCGCGCCGACCCTGCTCGCCTACCAGCTCCAGCAGGACCCCGCCCTGTTGCCGCCCCGTCCGACGCCCGCACCGGCCCCGACCAGCGCGTATGACGCCCGTCGGCAGCCGTCGGCGCCCCCCGTCGGACGTCCGGCCGCACCGGTCGCACGCCCGTGGGCACCGACCCCCGGCCGTGGGCCCCAGGTGGCACGCTCCGGGCCGTTCCCGGGCGTGCCCGTCCGACGGCCGTAGGACAGCGCGCGGGGGCCGTCCGACAGCGCGCGACCGGACGCGCCCCCGCGTAGGCGCGCGCCCTCGAACGGACTTGCGCCGTTATCAATCTGTGACCTAATGTTGGGGCCGTCTCCGGCGTGCCCGGAACTCCCCAGACCGCGCCCCCGCGAGCGACTACCGCCCCCGGGGGCGCCGACAACCCGAACGCCCCGTCGGCCCACCCCCGGCGGGGCGTTCGCATGCGCCCGGCGAGGAGGTGACCCGCCGATGGCTCGCCCCATCACGGCCGCCGACCGCCGCAAGGTGCGCGAGCTGCACGCCGCGGGCAAGTCCCGCAACGAGATCGCCCGCACGCTGAAACGTTCCCCCTCGACCGTGTCGAAGATCGCCGGGAACCTCGACCCGCCCCTGTCGTTCGACCGCGCCGAGCAGGTCGAGGCCGCAACCCGCGTACGTACCGCCGACCTCGCCTCGCGCCGCGCCGGCCTCGCCCTCGACCTACAGGCCGCCGCCGAGCGCCTGCTCGGCCAACTCTGGACACCGACCACGCACGGCGAGTTCGCCGGCCGCGAGGGCGAGTGGCACGAGACCCACCTACCGCAACCCCGGTTCGGCGACCAACGGGCGATCGTCGCGTCGGTACAGACCGCCGTCGGCACCTCGCTACGCCTCGCCCCGGCCGAGGGCGGAGAGAACGCCGAGCAGGTGCGCAGCATGTTGGGCGCCCTCGGCGAGGCCCTGACACAGGCCGCCAACGACGACCAGGCCCTCGACGACGACGGGGGCGACGCCGGGGGGTGAGCCGTCGTGCTCGACCTCGACCGTCTGCCCCTGTCCCGTAAGCAGCTCCGCAGCATCGGAGAGGCGACCGCCCGTATCAACTTGTGGCATGGGTCAGTCCGCAGCGGAAAGACGATCGCCTCGCTACTGGCGTTCGTGATCGCCGTCGCCACCGCGCGACCGTCCGGCCTGATCATCATTGTCGGGCGCAGCCTCCAGACGATCGAACGCAACGTGTTGGAGCCCCTACAGGATCACGCGTTGTTCGGGCCCCTCGCCCGGCACGTGGTGCACACCAGGGGCGCCACGACGGCGACGATCCTCGGCCGCACCGTCCACCTGATCGGCGCCGCCGACGCACGGGCCGAGGGCCGCCTACGTGGCCTTACCGCCCAGCTCGCCTACGTCGACGAGGCAACCCTGTTGCCCGAAGGGTTCTGGACCCAGCTACTCGCCCGGTTGAGCGTCCCGGGCGCCCGCCTGTACGCCACGACCAACCCGGACAGTCCGAGGCATTGGCTCAAAGTCGGGTACCTCGACCGGATCGCCGAACTCGACATGCGGGCATGGCATTTCAAGCTCGCCGACAACCCGTCGTTGTCGGCCGAGTACGTCGCATCGCTCGCCGCGGAGTACACCGGCCTATGGCGCCGGCGCATGATCGACGGCGCGTGGGTTGTCGCCGAGGGCGCGATCTACAGCGAGTGGGATGAAGACCGGCACGTCGTCGACGAAGTGCCCGCGATCCGTCGCCATTGGGTGGGGATCGACTACGGCACGACGAACCCTTTCTCGGCGATCTTGCTCGGCCTCGGCGTCGACGACCGCCTGTACGTGTGCGCCGAGTGGCGATTCGACTCGCGCACCGCTCACCGGTCCATGACCGACGCCCAGTACAGCGCCGCCGTCCGGGCGTGGCTCGCCGACCAGGGCGTCGAGCCCGAGTGGACGTTCGTTGACCCCTCGGCGAAGTCGTTTTCCACCCAGCTATGGCAGGACGGACACCCGGGCCTCGCCCGCGCCGACAACACGGTCGCCGACGGAATCCGCAGCGTTGCCGCCCTGCTCGCCGCCGGCCGTCTGTACGTACACCGGTCGTGCGACGGCCTGCTCGGCGAACTCCCCGGTTACGCATGGGACGCCAAGGCGACCGAGAGGGGCGAGGACGCCCCCTTGAAGATCAACGATCACTCCTGCGACGCACTGCGGTACGCCGTCCACTCCACCTCGCACGAGTGGCGCCACCTGCTCACCGCACGCCCGCCCGACACCACCAGGAGGTGACCCCATGGCACTGCCCGAGAACGGCGCAGCGTGGCCGCCGCCCGAGTGGGCCGCGTACTACGACCGGATAGCCGTCGACGACGCGTGGTACTCCGGTGACCGGGGCCGCCTCGCCCGGATCTACGGCCGCGAGCAGAAGACACCGCGCCGCCGTCTGTGGGCCCGCCGCAGCAGCGCGCACCGCCCCGGCCGGGACACCCGCCTACACGTCCCGCTCGCCGGCGACATCGCGCAGACGTCCGCCGACATGCTGTTCGCGGACATGCCGCGCGTCGTTGTCGAGGACGCCCGGACACAGGCCCGCCTCGACCAGTTGCTCGCCGACGGGCACACACAGCAGATGCTTTTGTCGGCCGCCGAGCAGTGCGCCGCCCTGTCCGGGGTCTACCTCCGGGCCACGTGGGACCGCGAGTTGGTCGACCGCCCGCTACTCACCGCCGTGCAGCCCGACAACGCCGTTCCCGAGTGGCGTTTCGGGATGCTCGCCGCGGTGAACTTCTGGCGGGAACTGTCCGGCAGCACGACACAGGCCGTATGGCGCCACGTCGAGCGCCACGAGCCCGGCCGGATCGCCCACGCGCTCTACCAGGGCAGCGGCGACAACATCGGCCGCCGCGTCCCGCTCACCGAGCACCCCGACACGGCCGCCCTGGTCGGCAGCATCGAGCAGGACGGCGAGTCGACGACGACCGGTATCCGGCGACTCACCGCCGCGTACGTGCCGAACATGACCCCGAACCGGTTGCACCGCGGGTCGCCGATCGGGCGCAGCGACTACGCCGCCCCGATCTATGACCAGCTCGACAGCCTCGACGAGGTGTGGACGAGTTGGATGCGCGACATTCGCCTCGCCCGCGCGAGGCTGATCGTTCCCGACGGGTACCTACGGAGCAACGGGCCCGGCCGCGGGGCGTCGTTCGACGAGGACGCCGAGGTATACGCGCAGCTCAACATGCCGCCGACGGAAAACGGCGGCATCACCTTGAGTCAGTTCGAGATCAGGGTCGAGGAGCACCAGCGCACGGCCGAGGCACTGACCAGGCAGGCCGCCCAGTCGGCCGGCTACGCGGCACGGTCGTTCGGCCTCGACCAGGACGGAGGCGCCGCCCGGACCGCGACCGAGGTCGACAGCGACGACGACAAGAGCACGATTACGCGCAGGAAGAAGGCAGGCCACTGGAAACAGGGCATGTCCGACGCCCTGTTCGCCCTGCTCGAACTCGACGTCGCGCACTTCGGCAGCGGAGCACCCGCGGAGCGCCCCCGGGTCGAGTTCCCCGACGGAGTCGCCGAGTCGCCCATCGACACCGCGACAACGCTCGACCTGCTCAACCGCGCACAGGCCGTGTCGACCGCCACCCGGGTCAAGATCCTGCACCCGGAATGGAACGACACGGAGGTCGCCGCCGAGGCCGCCGCGATCCTTCGGGAGACCGGCACCGCCGCCCCGGACCCCGGCGACACGTACCCGCTCGCCGCGTAGACGACGAGGGGGTGCGCCGTGCCGATTCACCCGGGCATGGTCGAGGATCTGGCCGCGACGACGCGCGACACCTACGCCGCGGCCGAGGAACGGCTACTCGGCATCATCGCGCGCCAGCTCGCCAAGGGACTTGACGCGCCCGGGTGGGTCGAGGCCAAGCTCGCCGCCGTGCAGCAGGTACGCCGCGCCGCACAGGCCGTCGTCGACGAGTTGGGGAAGGCGACCACCCTCGACGTGTTCGACGCGGTCGCCGAGGCGTACAACGTCGGGCACCGGTCGGCCGTCGCCGAGTTGGGCGCCCTGTCCGACGAGGCCCGCGCCCTGGTCGACGAGCGCACGCCGAACGCCCAGGCCGTCGACAGGTTGGCGCAAGAGGCCGTCGACGTCGTCACCGCGACGCACCGGTCGATCCTCCGCGCCGTCGTCGACGGTTTCCGGGCCGTCATCGCGTCCGTGGCCGCCACGCCCCTACTCGGCACCGGCACCCGCCGGCAGGCCGCACAGGACGCGATGCGGGCGTTTGCCGACCGCGGGATACAGGCGTTCGTCGACAAGGCCGGCCGCCGCTGGTCGCTCCCCTCTTACGCCGAAATGGCAGTGAGGACCGCGACCGCGCGGGCCGCGACCGAAGCGCACATGCGGACCTTGGAGAACGCCGGCGTCGACCTGGTCGTCGTCAGCGACGCCCCGCGCGAGTGCCCCTTGTGCGCCCCGTGGGAAGGCCGCGTGTTGACGATCAGCGGGCCCGCGGGCGCGCGTACGGTCGAGGCCGAGCACGCCACCGAAGACGGCCGCATGGTGCCCGTCCGCGTCGCCGGCAGCCTCGACGAAGCGCGCGCCCGTGGGTTGCAGCACCCGAATTGCCGCCACTCCGTGAGCCTCTACTCGCCCGGCCTCACCCGGATCGAGCAGGCCACCAGCGACCCGGACGGGTACGCCGCCGGGCAGCGACAGCGCGAGATCGAGCGGACCATACGGAAGTGGAAGCGCCGCGAGGCCGCCGCCGTCGACCCCGTCGGGCAGCGCGTCGCCCGCGCCAAGGTGCGCCAGTGGCAAACCGCGATGCGCGACCACTTGAAGGCGCATCCGGACTTGCGCCGCCTGCCGCACCGCGAACAGCTCGACCCGTCGGAGCAGCCCGCGAAGAAGCGCGAGGAGGCCCGCCGGCAGAACCCCGACCCGACGCCCGAGCAGGTCGACGCCGCCCGCGTGTGGTCGGGCGACGACGCGTCCGTGCGCGCCATGAGCGACGACCAGCTCGCCGCCGCCATGCGCTCGAACCTGCTTGACGACCGCGCCCGAGCGAGGATCGAGGCCGAGGCCGACCGCCGCGACCTCGACGCCCTGCTCGACCGCGCCGCGCCCCGCGGCACCCTCGCCGCCGATCTCACGCCGTTCAGCGACAGTGAGCTAGGCCGCGTGATCGGCCACGTCGACGACGCCGACGCACTGCGGATCGCCGCCGAACTCGACCGCCGCGACGTCGCCGCCCGCCTGCCGGGCGTCCGCCCCGATCTAGTCGGCCTGTCCGACGACGAACTCGCCGCACGCGTCCGCCACGCCATCGAGCACGCCCTCGACGACGTCGACCAGCTCGCCGCCGAGGCGCACCGCCGCGACATGCTCGCCGCGATGTTCCCCGGCGGGCGCCTGGTCGACGACCTGTCCGCCCTCGGCGACGACGACCTCGCGTGGGTCATGCAGTACGCCAACGACGGCGAGCTGTTGCGGATCGCCGACGAGTTCGACCGCCGGGACGGAGCCGACGCCGCGCCGCTCCCCGAGCCGGCCGACACGGGCGACCGCGTCGCCGACATGCTCGCCGACCGCGACGCCCTCGCCGAGGTGATGGGCGCCGTACCCGATCCGGTTGTGTGGGGCGCCCTCGCCGGCGACGGCGAGGCCACCGCGCCGCGGGATTGGGGAGCGCTCAGCGACGAGGAGATCGAGGCCCTACCCGACGACGAGTTCGCGCAGTTCCGCAACTCCGAGGCCGCCGCCGCCTACTGGCAGCGCGTCGAGGAGCGCGCAGCGAAGGCCGCCGAGGAAGCCGGCGACGACGCCGTGCCCGAACACCGCATCACCCGGGCCGAGGCCCGAGAGATGTACTGGGAATGGGTGCAACGGCAGATCGCCGACGCCGAGGCCGCCACCAACGGCTACATGTTCAACAAGAAGTACGCCACCAAGGGCTACAGCTACGAGTCGTTGTTCACCGGCCCGCACCGCATCGGCTACGCCCGCGCGTCCGACGAACTCAAAGAGTGGTGGGAGACCCACCCGCGCCTCACACAGGCCGAGTTCATCACGCAAGTCACCGGCAAGACGCAGCGTTGGGCGACCGGCGCGAGCGAGAATCGGTGGGGCGAGCAGATGAAGAGGTGAGCATGGGCGCGCGAGGCGACATCATCCGGGCGACCGTCGCGGGACGGAAGGCCGGCCGGGACGGCGAGCGCGCGAGCGCCTGCCCGTACCCGGCCACGTCCCTACTCCGGACCGCGTGGATCAAGGCGTACGCCGAGGCCCGCCCCGTTCCGGCCGACGTCGTCGACGACGACCAGGCCGTCGAGTAGCACCACCCCAGCACCACACCCCGAAGGGGGGTCCGCCACCACGGCGGGCCCCCCTTTCGCATGTCCGCACACCCCCCGCCCCGTCCCACGAGGAGCCACCGTGCCCGAGCAGCCCCCGAACCCGAACCCGTCCGGCGACCCCTCGACGGACCCGGCCAACCCCCCGGCACCCCCGGCCGGACCGCCGGCGCCGCCCGCGCCCCCGGCCGGACCGCCGGCCCCGCAGGGCGACCCGCAGCAGCCCGCCGAGGGCGACGTGTCCGCGCTCCCCGAGTGGGCGCAGGAACTCATCAAGAAGGCGCAGGAGAAGGCCCCGGCCGACCCGCCGCAGCCGACCCCGCCCGCGCCCGAGCCGGCCGCCGAGGGCGACCTGTCCAAGCTCCCGAAGTGGGCGCGCGACCAGCTCGGCCAGGCGCAGGAGCAGGCCCGGACCGCCGCCGTCCATGCCGCCGTACTGCGCATCGCGCCGACCGCCGGCGCCAACGCCGCGGCCCTGCTCGATTCGCAGTCCGCCATGGCCGCGCTCGCCGCGGTCGACACCAACGATCAGACCGCCGTGACCGAGGCGATCAAGACGGCCGTACAGGCACAGCCGCACCTCGCCGCCGCCGTCGGTCCCGCCCGCGGGGGCGCCGACTTCAGCAGCGCCACCCCGCCCGAGCGCAAGCCCGGATCGCTGCACGACGCAATCGCCGCCCGTCTGGGCGCCTGAAACCTAGGAGCACCCCATGCCCGTCACTCTCGCCGAAGCGGCGAACAACGCACAGGATGACGTCGACGTCCAGGTGATCGACGAGTTCCGCAAGGAATCCGCGATCCTCGACTCGCTCACGTTCGCCGACGTCGTCAACCCCGCCGATGGGGGGGACACCCTCACGTACGGATACCGCCGGCTGATCACCCAGCCGACCGCGTCGTTCCGTCCGATCAACTCCGAGTACACCGCGTCGGAAGTCCAGACGCAGCGGTACACCGTCGACCTCAAGGTGATGGGTGGGGCGTTCCGCGTCGACCGCGTCATCGCCCGGGTCGGCCCGGCCGCGTCCGGCGCCGTCACGCTCAACATGCAGCAGAAGATCAAGGCGACCCGGACCCAGTTTCAGGACACCGTGATCAACGGCGACACCGCCGTCGACGAGGAGTCGTTCGACGGCCTCGACAAGGCCCTGTCGGGTACGGCAACGGAGTTCCGCGCCGGCGTCGTCACCGACTGGTCGGATTTCGACACCGACGCGCGCGCCGAACACAAGGCGCTCGACGCCATCGACGAGTGGCTGTCGCTGCTCGACGGGTCGCCGACGATCATCCTCGGCAACAAGCGTGCGCTTGCCCGCGTCCGGGCCGCTGCGCGCCGCGCCGGCATGTACACACAGAACCCCCTCGACGGCCTGCTCGGCCCGAACGGCCGCCCGATCGTCCGCGAGCAGTACGGCGACATCGTGTTCGCCGACCCGGGCGACAAGGCCGGCTCGAACGACCCGATCATCCCCGTCGAGACCCGCACCGTCGGCGCACAGGCTGACGTGACCGGCCTTACCGACCTGTACGCCTACCGCGTCGGCCTCGACGGCTTCCACGGCGTGGCGTGCATGGGCGGGACCGTCGTCCGTCAGTGGCTCCCGTCGTTCGACACCCCGGGCGCCGTCAAGTTCGGCGAGGTCGAACTCGGCCCCGTCGCCGTCGCGCTCAGGGCGACGAAGGCCGCAACCGTCTTCCGAAACCTCAAGGTGGGCTGACCCATGGCAGTTATCCACACCCCTGTGAAGGGGTTCAGCGGGCCCGGCGTCGGCGGCCTGATGTTCGCCGACGGCCGCGCCGAGACCGACGACGAGGGCGTGATCGCCTACGCCCGCCGGCACGGCTACGACGTCGAGGACATCGCGCCGAAGCGGAAGCCCGCGGCGAAGACCGAGACGCCGAAGGAGTAGGCCGGTGCCCCGGATCTACGCGACGCCCGAGCAACTGGCCGCGTGGACCGGGGAACCGGCCCCGGCCGACGCCGAGCGCCAGCTCGCCCGCGCGTCGAGCGACGTCGACGCCGCCCTGTTGTGTGCGTTCTACGACACGAACAGCGCCGGCCTACCCACCGAGCCGCACGTCGTGCAGGCCCTCGCCGACGCCGTGTGCGCTCAGGTGGAGTACCAGGAAGCGACCGGCGACGACGGGACCGGCGCCGCCGGCAGATGGGGCAGCGTCGCTATCGGCCCCGTGTCCCTCGGCGACCGCCGCGACAACCCGCGGGCCCCGGGCGACGTCGACCTCGCCCCCCGCGCACACCGCGCCCTCATGCTGGCCGGCCTGCTCCCGGGGGTGATCTTCTGAGAGTCCCCCGGTTCCTGCTCAGGCACCGCGTCGTCGTCGAGCCGTACGACGGCGACAGCGCGTACGGCCCCACCTACCGGCCCCCGTTCGAGGTGCGGGCCCTGGTCGCCGAGGCAACCAAGCTCACCCGCAACCGCGAGGGCGTCGAGGTCACGTCGACCGCTCAGGTCATCACCGAGCCCGACCTCGACTGTCCGGCCGAGTCCCGCCTCACCCTCCCGTCGGGCCGGATCACGAAGGCGCTCAGCGTCGCCAACCACACCGCGCCCGGCCTACCGGTGCCGCAGTCCACGGAGGTGATGTGCGAGTGACGCAGCGAACCCGACTCCGTTGGAACGGTGGCGCAGCGCTCCGCGGCACCAAGAGCGGCGCCGCCCGCGGCCTACGCCTCGCCGCCGAGCACGTGCTCGCCGAGTCCCGCCGGATCGTCCCCATTGAAGAGGCCACCCTCGAACGCTCCGGCGTGGCGACCATCGACGAATCGTCCCTGACGGCCGCCGTCAGCTACGACACCCCGTACGCGATCAGGCAACACGAGGAGATGACCTATCGGCATGACGCCGGCAGGTCGGCGAAGTACCTCGAAAAGCCCCTGACGACCGAGGCCCCCGTCGTCGCCGAGATCGTCGCCGCCGCCGTGCGGAGGTCGCTCCGTGGCTGACGTCACCGACGGCGCCGCCCGGTACCTCGACGGCCTCGGCCTGCTCGACTACGACCCCGCCGGGAAGACCGGCGACACGTTCGTCGAGCGCATGCCCGCGACCCCGGACGCCGCCGTGTGCCTGTCGCTGTACGACGGCGGCGCCCCCGACGCCCGCAACGCCTACGACGCCGTACGGCTACAGGTGCGCGTGCGCGGGGGCCCGGACCCCCGCGTGTCCCGCGACCGCGCGTGGGCGATCTACGGCGCCTTGCACGGCCTCGCCGGCGTCGACCTCCCCGGCGGTACGTGGCTCATCCTCGCCGCCGCCCGCGGCACCCCCGGGCCGATGGGCGCCGACGCCCTCGGCCGTCACGAGCACGTCGTGAATTTCGATCTTGACGTGTCGTCCCCCAGCACTCACCGCACCGAATAGGAGGCCCCAGCATGGGACGCCCCATTGACGCCCGCGGGTGGGCATTTGAGGTCGAGGACATAACGACCCCGGCCACGCCCGTATGGCACCGCATCGGCAACGTCAACTCCTGGTCGTACAGCCCGTCGGAGAACGAGGAGACGGCCGACACCACGACCAACGACAGCGAAGGCGCGTACGAACAGGACGTCATGCAGCGTGGCGCCACGCTGGAAGTCACCGGCCTGTGGTCGCAGACCGGCACCGTCCGCGACCCCGGACAGGAGTACATCGACGACGTGTGGGCGTGGCGCCTCGGCAGCGAGTCGCGTAACCGCGTCCGCTACCGCCACAAGTCACAGTCCAAGTGGACCATTTGGGAGGCCACCGTCACGCCCGGCGAGCAGGGGGGCGAGCACAACGCCAAGGTGGGTTGGGGCGCCACCTTCACTCGCTGCGGACTCCCGACGACCGCAGACGTCGTAACCGAACCGGAGGCGTGACCATGATCGAGCAGCACGACCAGGCCCTCGACGACGACCAGGCGCTCGACGACGTCACCGACTTCGACCAGTTTTTCGCCGAGCAGACCACCGCGCCCCGCGGCCTGCCGCTGCGCCTGTTCGGCCGTACGTACACCCTCCCGGCGCGGCTCCCCGCGCTCTACGTGCTCCAGCTCCACCGCGTCATGCACTCCGCGAACCCGGAGGACGTTTCCCGCCTGCTCGCCGCCCTGTTCGGCCCCGACGCCCTCAACCACTGGGCAGAGGCCGGCATGGACGACCGACAGCTCGGCATCGTCCTCATGTGGTCGACCGCCAACGTCGCCAACCCGGGCGCCATGACCTTGGAGCAGGCCGCCGCGGAGTACGACCGCCGCGAGGCTGCCAAGGCGGGAAAAGCACAGCGGCCGGCGACGGCGAGGCCGAAGAACCGCCCGAAGAACAAGGGGAAGCGTTCCAACTCTGGACGGCGGTAGTCCGCCACTGGGGCGCGGTCGAGGCTGACCTACGCCGCGAGTACAAGCTCACCGCCACCGAGGTCGCACGGCTCACCGTGCGCGAGTTCCTGGTCTGCCTCGGCGGCCTGTCTCCCGACTCTCGGTTCGCCCGGACGTGGCGCGCAACGCCGCGCGTCGTGACGGACCCGGACGAGATCGCACGACTCACCAGCGGGTGAGCAGCACCACGACAACTACATAGCGCGCGCGCCTGACCGGCGCTGATGAGGGGGTGACCCATGGCCCTCACCATCGGCGAACTGGTCGGCTATATCGACCTCGACGCGTCCGGGGCCGACGAGGGAGTCGCCCGCACCGAGGCCGCAATGGCGGGTCTCCAGCGGGACGCCGACGGCCGGTTGCGGGATCTCCGCGGCCGGTTCGTCGCGGCCGGCTCCGAGATGGGGGGCGCCCTCGGCGACGGCATCGGCGGGGGCGCCGAGGAAGCGGGGCGCGGCCTCGCGGGTATCGGCCCCCTGCTCGGCGCCGCGGCGACGAGCACCAAGCTACTGTCCGCGGGCGCCGTCGGCGCCGCGGGCGCGCTCGCCGCCGTACCGCTCGCCGTAATCGGCCTCGGCGCGAAGGTTCTCGCCGAAAACGAGCAGGTCAAGGGCGCTTTTAGCGACCTCGGCGAGCACGTCAAGGGACAGATGCAGTCCCTTGCCGAGCCGCTGGTCGAGCCGTTCGTCGGCGCGGCCGGGCAGCTCAAGGGGATCTTTGACGACCTCGCCCCGCAGATCGGGCAGCTTTTCGAGGGCGTCGCCCCGCTGGTCGAGCCGCTGGTCGAGGGCATCGGCGGCCTGGCCAAGGGCGCCATGCCCGGCCTGGTCGCCGCGGTCGAGGCCGCGGGCCCGGTCATCGACGCCCTGTCGACCGGCCTCGGCGCGGTCGGCGAGGGCGTCGGCGGCCTGTTCGAGGGCATCGCCACCGGGGCCGGTGGCGCCGCCGAGGGACTGGGCGGCCTGCTCGGCGCGGTCGGCGAGATCCTGCCCGCGCTGGGCGGCCTGATCGGCACGCTCGCCGAGGCCGGCGGGCCCGTTCTCGCGGCCCTCGCTAAGGCCCTGGTACCGGTCGTCAAGGGTCTGGCCGACGCGCTGGGCCCCGCGCTCGCCGCCCTCGGCCCGCCGCTGCAAACGCTGATCGGCGCGCTCGGCGAAGCGCTCATGCCGATCGTCGGCGAGCTGGGCCCGGTCCTGGCCGCCGTTGCAGAAACGTTCGGCCTGGTCCTGGAGGGCGTTTCGCCCATACTGCCCATACTGGGGCAGTTGATCGGCGCGGTCCTGCCCGTTTTCGCGGAGCTGCTGACCGCCCTACAGCCGCTACTCGTTACCCTCGGCGGCGCGCTCGCGCAGGTCATGACCGCGGTTGAACCGCTGGTCCCGGTCATCGGCGAACTACTGATGGCCGCGCTCGACGCGCTCATGCCGATCATCACGCCGTTGATCGGCCTGGTCGGCAAGCTCGCCGAGATCCTGGCCGGCGGCCTCGCGCAGGTGATCACGTCCGTCGTCCTGCCGATCCTGCAAGCCGTCGTCGCGTTGCTGCAAGGCGACTTCGACAAGGCGTGGCAGCTCGCCAAGACCGCCGTACAGAACGCGGCGAAGCTGGTCGGCGAGGCCGCCGGCAAGCTCGCCGAGTGGGTCGGTAAGGGCATCGGCGCCGCCGTCGACTGGATCAAGGGACTCCCCGGCAAGGCGTACAACGCCCTGTCGCCGCTCGCGGGACAGCTCGCCGAGCGGGCCCGCTCCGCCCTGTCGTCCTTCAAAACGTCCGTGATCAACAAGGCCGGCGAAGCGATTGCGTGGGTCCGCGGACTGCCCGGCCGGATCTCCTCGGCGATCGGGTCTCTCGGCTCGCTGCTGGTCGACAAGGGCCGCGACGTCGTGCGCGGCCTGTGGAACGGCATTAAGGGCATGGGCAGTTGGCTCAAGTCGACCTTGACCTCTTGGGCCAAGGACTTGATTCCGGGCCCGATTGCGAAGGCCCTCGGTATCGCCAGCCCCTCGCGCGTCATGGCGCGCGACGTCGGCCGCTGGATTCCCGCCGGCGTCGTCAAGGGCATTCAGGGCGGGCAAGGCGCCGTCGACCGCGCCATGCGGTCGCTGGTCACCGCGCCCGCCGCCCCGCAGCTCGCCACCGCGGGCGCCACCGTCGGCGCCTACGGCGGATCGCCGTTCGCCCCGGCCGCCGGGGGCGCGACCGTCCAGATCGAGCACTGGCACGCCGCCGAGAACGGCACCCCCGACGACAACGCGAGGTCGCTCGCATGGCTCGCCAAGGCAAGGGGGTAGCGATGACCGTCGCCACGATGGGCGCCGCCGGCGCCCTGGTCACCCGGCCGGGACACGTCCAGTACGGCGACCTACTGCTCGGCCCCGACACCCCGTACCGGTGGCGCTCGCTCACCGGGTGGGGCGACCTGCCGCCGCTGGATTCCGGCAGCGTGCAGCGCGCGGACGCGCACGGCGCCTACCCGGGCCAGTTGCTCGCGCAGTCGAGGACGATCGGCGTCGACGGCCTGGTCGTGCGCGCCCCGCGCGCGCAGATCGGCGAGGTCGTCGGCCGGCTCGAATCCGCGACCGCGCCGCGCGTCGACGAGATCCCTCTCGTTGCGTGGCTCGACGAGCGCGGGCCCCTTGTGTCCTACGCCCGCGCCGTACGCCGCGCCGTGCCGACGACGACCGGCTACCGCCTCGGCACGATCGTGGGCGGGGCGATCGAGTTCGTCGCCACCGACCCGCGCCGCTACGCCCTCGCCGAGCAGGTCGCCACGGCGACGCTCCCCGTGTCCGAGTCCGGCCTGTCGTGGGAGTCGGCCGAGGCCGAGGTGTTGCCCGTCGACCAGGCCGCGGGCGTCGGCGAGGTCTGGCGTTGGTGGAGCGACGGCGACCCGGTCATCACCGGCGACGACGTCGGCCCCGTGTCCGTGCAGCCGCTCGCCGAGGCCGCAGAGCTTGTCTGGGCAGCCGACGGAAGCGACTACGGGTGGCCCGCCGGCCCCGGGCAGACCGTCACGTTCGCATCGAACGTCGCCGCCTCACAGGGCGCGATCATCACGCTCCGGTGGTGGGCCGCGGCCGGCCAGCACCTCGCCGACGAGACCAGCACCCCGGGCGCCGCATCGCTCACCGGGACCGCGCCGGCCGGCGCCGTCACCGTGCAACCGGTCGTCCTGTTCCCCGGAGCGCTCCCCGCGCCCGTGCCCGTGGGCGCGTCGTCGCTCCGGATCAGCACGGGCGCCGACGTCCTCGCGTGGCCGCTCAACTTCGGCGAGCCCGGCAGCACCGGCCGCCTGTCCGCCGTCAACCCGGGCAGCGCCGACACGCACCCGGTCGTCGAGTTCCGGGGCCCGGTCACCGCGCCGAGCCTGGTCAACACCGCGACCGGCGACGCCCTCGAATACGACCTACCCCTCGCCGCCGGCGACGTCCTGGTCGTCGACACCCACGCCGGAACCGTGACGCTCAACAACACCGCGTCGAGGCTCTACACCGCGACGGCCCGGTCGGTCCCCGAGCAGACGTTCACGCTCCCGCCCGGCACTTCCCCCCTGATGTTCCGCGCCGCGCCCGGCAGCAACGACCCGGCCGCGTCGGTCGCCGTGCGCTACCGCGCCGCCTACTGGTAAGGAGTCCCCGCCGTGACCGTGCGCCCCGCATGGCTACTGCCCTTGGGGCAGACGAGAGAAGACACCCGCCTCGCCCCCATCGGCACATGGTCGCCCGAGGACGAGATACGGACCCGCGACGGAGTGATCCCCGGCGGAAACCCGTTCGCCGCGACCAGCGCCGGCGCCATGTCCCTACAGATCGGCGTCGGCCGCTCCGCCGTGCAAGGCACGACCGCACAGGGCGCGTACCCCGTCGCCGTCGACGCCCCCGAGACCGTCACGTTCACCGACGGAAATGCACAGTTCAACCGGATCGACAGCGTGATCGTGCGGGTATACGACGGCCTGTTCGACGAGAGCGAGCAGCCCCTCGCCCGGATCGAGGTCGTCGAGGGCGAGGCCAACGCGACGCCGACCGCGCCGGACCTCCCGCCCTGCTCGCTGCGCCTGTGGGACGTCACCGTGCCCGCGGGCGCGTCCGCGGGCGTGGGCGGTATCGACTGGTCGTCCGCCCTCGCCGACCGCCGCCGGTACACGGCCGCCGTGGGCGGGATCATCCCGCGCGGGTGGGGACTCAGCTTCAACGGCGCGTACGACGGGCAGTACCGCGACGCCGGGGGCGTCCTCGAACGGTGGAACGCCACCGACGGCGCGTGGGAGACCTACCGGGCGCCCGAGCCCCCCGTCGAGACGATCAACGGGGGCGTGTCCATGGCCGCCGGTTGGTCCCTGAGTAGCTTCGGCGCGCGCCGCCGCGGGGGTGTCGTGCAGTTCCTCGGCTACTTCGTGAGGACCGGCGCGAACATCCCCGCAACCCCGAATCTCGGCGACACCCTGGTCGCCACGCTCCCCGCCGGGTGGCGCCCGATCGTCCTGCTCGAAGCCCTCGCATCGAACGGCTACGGCCTCGGCGCCGTCGCCATCGGAGGCGACGGGAAGATGACCGTTCGTTCGTGGGCAGGTGGCGGGCCCGACCTCAACACGAGCGGGATCGAGAAGAACACGAACGTGCGGATCTCCGCCACGTTCGTGCAGTAGGGGGCGCCGCGTGCAGTCCCCTTACCGGTTCGTGTTCACCGATCTACGGTCCGACCAGGTGCTCGACACCCTGCCCGTGCAGGGCGTCGGCCTCGACGACTTCATAGGCAAGACGGGCCGACTCACGGGCAACGTGCCCATCCCGAACCGGCAGATCGCCGAGCGGGCCCGCCGGGCGTTGCAGCCCGGCCGTACGGGCGTATGGGTCGAGCGCGGGACCGAGATTTGGTGGGGCGGCATCCTGTGGACGCTGCAACTCGCCTCCAGCGCCCGCGGATACCTCACCGCACAAATCCAGTGCGGAGGGTGGGAAAGCTACCTGTACCGGCGCCTGTTGCTCGACACACAGGTCGCCGACGACGTCGACCAGTTCGACATCGTGCGCGGCCTGGTCGACTACGCGCAGTCGACGCCCGGGGGCGATATCGGGATCACCTACGACGGCGAGCCGTCCGGGGTCACCCGCGACCGCGAGTTCTCCCGGTACGACCTCCCCACGATCGGCGACCTGATCGACCAGCTCGCCGCCGTCGAGCGCGGTTTCGAGTGGCGCGTCGCCAGCTACCGCGACAGCAACGGCCGGCGCGTCAAGCGCCTGATGCTGGGGCATCCCATCATCCGGGCCGGAACGACCGAGATCGTTCTCGACCACCCCGGGCGCATCCTCACGTACACGTGGCCGCACGACGCGTCGACCCTCGCCAACGGGTGGCAGTCCCGCGGCGCCAGCATCAACACCAACCAGGCCGCCGACTCCGTGCCGCTCATGTCCGAGCGCCTGGTCGCCGACGACGACATAACCGCCGGGTGGCCGCGCCTCGACGGATCGTCCGATCACACCACGGTCGAGCAACAGGCCACCCTCGACGCGCACGCCCGCGCCGACTGGACCGCCGCCCGCCGGCCCGTCCAGATCCCCGAGGTCGAGGTGTTGCTCGGCGACAACGTCTCGCCCGCCCTGCTCGGCGCGACCGTCCGCGTCCGCATCCGGGACCTGTGGCACCCCGACGTCCTCGACGCCCGGTATCGCGTCGTCGGCCTGTCCATCAACCCGCCCGAACGAGGCCGCCCCGAAACGGCCAAGCTCTACTTGGAGGTAGCCGCGTAATGGCGTACGTCCCGCAAGACCTGCTCGACCGCGTCGCCGCCCTCGAACGGGAGGTGCGCACCCTCCGCGGCCGGGCGCAGATGCGCCCAGCCCTTAACGAGATCCTGAACGGCGACGTTCGGATCGGCGAAGGTGGCCGGCTGATCGCCGAGGCCGCCAACGGGAACCGCGTCTTCATGACCGGCCAGGACGCCGAGGGCGATTGGGCCGTCGGCATGGCGAGGTCCGTGTCGGGTACGGCCGCCCTCACCGTCGGCGACGAGTACAACGGGTCGGGCGCCGGCCAGATGATCCGCACATGGTCGCGGTCCGGCGAAGTGATCATGATGGATGACGCGTGGTGCGACTGGATGCTCGGTCGCCCGTGGATGCCCTTTCCGATGTACCCGACCGCCATACAGGGATACGAGGGCGGGACCGGGTGGGGTTTCGCGTGGGTCGGCCGAGGCCCGGCCCAAAACGCCGTCCTGGTCCTCAAGTTCTCGACGATCAGCTCGAACGGCGGACAGGTCCGCGTGAACTACGTACGCGGCAGCGATTCGCGGACCCTCGGCACGTGGACGATCCCCAGCGGCTCGACGTGGGTTGACCGCACGATCACGCAGCCGCTCGACGGTGCCGACTGGGGCGAGGAAGTCACGATCCAGATTGAGCACCGCAACAGCACCGCGGGCGCGATCGAGACCCGCGTGTTCGCCTGCTACACCCGCAACACCTTCAACGCCGGCGAGGTCCCCGACCCGCCGGCCAGCCTGGCCGCCGCGGCGACCGCCGAGTCGACCGGCGAGCCGACCGCCGAGGCCCGCGCCATCCCCGGCGACCCCAACAACGACCGCCAGGAGGCGTAGTGCTGCCCGAAGGAATCCCGACCGTCCGAGTCACCGGGCGATTCCTCACACCCGAGGGCAAGCCCCTCGCCGGACAAGTCATCTTCCGAGCCCCGGGAATGGTCACCTTCGGCGAGTTCGACGTGATCCTCGGCGGACCCGTCGCCGCGCCGCTCGACTCGACCGGGGCGTTCGAGGTCGTGCTACCGGCAACCGACGCCCCCGGCATGATTCCGACCGACTGGTCGTACGCGGTCGCCGAACAGCTCGCCGGCGTGCCCATGAACCGCACCTATCAGGTGCTCTTGCCGGCCGAGACCCCGGCCGTCGACCTCGCCGACATCGCGCCGACCGACCCCACCACGCCGAACTACGTCGCGGTACGCGGCGACAGCGCGTACGAGGTCGCCGTCGCGGCCGGATTCGTCGGCACCGTCGAGCAGTGGCTCGCGTCCCTGATCGGCCCCCGCGGCAACACGGGCGCCACCGGGCAGACCGGCCCGGCCGGCGACGACGCGTACGAGGTCGCCGTCGCGGCCGGATTCGTCGGCGACCGCGCCGCATGGCTCGCTTCCCTGGTCGGCCCCCGCGGGGCGACCGGCGAGACCGGAGAGCAGGGCCCGCCCGGAACGAACGGAGCCGACGGAGCCCCGGGCGTCGTGCAGTCCGTCAACGGGCAGTCGACCGCCGCGGTCGTCCTCGACGCCGCCGACGTCGGCGCCGTCCCCGACACCGCGCCGGGCGCGGCCGGGGGCGTCGCCCAGCTCGACGAGACCGGCAAGGTCCCGGCCGCCCAGCTCCCCGCGCTCAGTGGCGGGGGGACCGTGCAAACCGTCGCGGGCGTGAGCCCGGACGCGAACGGAAACGTCGCCCTGGTCCCGGCCGACGTCGGAGCAGCGACGGCCGCGCACACGCACACGGCCGCGCAGGTCGGCGCCCTCGCCACCACGGCCCGCGCCGCGGCGAACGGCGTCGCCAGCCTCGACGCGTCGACGCGCGTCCCGATCGCCCAGCTCCCGGCCGCCGCCGGCCGGAACATGTGGACCCCGCAAGCGTTGGGATTCGCCGCCTGGTCGTGCGACCCGTACACCGTGGCGAACCCCGTCGCCAAGTACCTCAAGCCGCAACGCCTGTTCTTCGTCGGTTTCAACATCACGGAGACCACCACGGTCAACCGACTCGTGATGTTCGCCCGCGGGTACGGCGGAGTGAGCACGAACCGATACCGCGGGGCGATCTACCGGGACACGGGCGCGAAGGTCGTCGAGTCGGCCGGCGTCGCGCTCACCATGGCCGGCCAGGAAGCCGGCAGCCTGCCCGCCATGGTCGACAACCACATCGGGGCCGTCCCGCTCACGATCGCCTCGACCTCGCTCACGCCCGGCCGGTATTGGGCCGCCTGGTCCCTGGTGACCGGCGGTACCGCCGACTTCGCGTTCTACCACGTGCAGAACGAGGCGCCGATCTCAACGGCGAATTTCTGGATGCCCGGAAGCCCGTTCGCGCGCGCCTGGTACACGGAAGGCCAGACCAACGCAGCACTACCCACCACCGTGAGCCAGACCGCCGCCGGCGCCCTCGCCGACCACGACATCCCGATCATGGCGCTCGCCAACGTCTGACCCCTGCTCGACCCGCACGCCCCGCGCACCGCGCCGAGGGCGTTTTTTCATGTCTGGAGACACCCCCATGACCGTCAAGATCATCAGCCGCGCCGCGTGGGGCGCCAAGCCGTGGGACAACAACCCGCGCTCCGACGGGCCCGCGTACGTCCCCCTGTCCAGCCGTACGGAATTCTTCGTCCACTACGACGGAGCGCACCACATCACCGCGACCGGCCCCGCCGTCCCGCGCGCGATCGAGGCGCAGCACCTCGCGCAGGGGTGGGCCGGCGTCGGGTATCACTTCGTCATCGACCAGGCCGGCCACATCTACGAGGGCCGCGGGTGGACCCGCACCGGGGCACACTGCCCCGGGCACAACGTGAGCGGCCTCGGCGTACAGATCGCCGTCGGTGGCGACCAGAAGCCGAGCGAGGCCGCCCTCGCCGCGTGCCGCGCCCTGTACGACGAGGCGTGCCGGCGCACCGGCCGCACCCTCGCCAAGCGAGGCCACCGCGACGGCATCGCCACCCAGTGCCCCGGCGACATCCTGTACGCGTGGGTACGCGACGGCATGCCCGCCAAGGGGTACACCCCGCCCACGGGCGGGACCGCGCCGAGCGTCGCCCGCTACCGCGTGACGATCAACGGACTCGAATACGGCTACGGCGCCGAGGGCAGCCACGTGACCCGCGTCGGCGAGGCCCTGGTCGCCAAGGGACACGGCGCCGCGTACAAGGTCGGCCCCGGGCCCAAGTGGAGCGACGCCGACACCGAGGCGTACGCGGCCTATCAGCGCAGCCTCGGTTTCAGCGGCGACGACGCCGACGGCGTGCCGGGGGAATCCTCGCTCCGGTCCCTGCTCGGCACCCTCCCCGGCAAGACCACGACCAAGCCGAAGCCGAAGCCGCCGGCGTTCCCCGGCCGCGACAAGTTCGGCCCCGGCAAGCGCAACACGTACGTGACGCGCCTCGGCGAGGCCCTTGTCGCCAAGGGATACGGCCGCTTCTACAAGGTCGGCCCCGGCCCGTCCTGGTCCGACGCCGACCGCAACGCCGTACGCGCCTTCCAGCGCGCGCAGGGGTGGACCGGCGCCGACGCCGACGGTTACCCCGGCCCGGAGACGTGGCGCCGCCTGGTCGCCTGAACCACCCCGCCCGCCCGCCCGGTACCGCGCCGGGCGGGCCCACCCCGAGAGGAACCCCCATGAACCCCCAGAACACCCGCGCCGTCCGTACCGCGCTCCAGACGTTCGCCGCGGTCGTCGCGGTCGTGCCCGCGCTCGCCGCGGTCGTCGCCGACTCCGGCGACCTCGCCGTCGCCGCCCCGTGGCTGGTCGGCGCCGCCGCCACGGCCGCCGCGGTCGCCGGCGTCGTCGCCCGCGCCATGGCGCACCCCACCGTCGAGGCCCTGCTCGACCGGTTCGGCCTCGGCCTGGTCGACGACGGTAAGGGGCCGACCGCGCCGTGACGACCCAGCCCTCGCCGTCCGATCCGGCCGCGGTCGCGCTGGAACTCGAACGCATCCGGCGGACGATCGAGGTCGGGCACGCCCGGATCGACGGATCGCTCGCCCTGCTCGTTCAGCGCCACGACCAGACGGACGAAGCACTCAAGGAGCACACTCGCCGACTCGACGACCACGACGCCCGCCTCGACGTCCTCGAACGGGGCGAGACCGAGCGCCAGAAGCGCAACGACACCCGCGTCGACGCCCTCGAACGGGCCCGTTGGCCGCTCCCGAGCGTGGCCGCCCTGGTCGCCCTGTGCGGCCTGCTGCTGTCCGTCTGGCAGTTCGCCACCCGATCATGAGCAACGCCCCCCGCACGGCCACGCACGGCCGTTGCGGGGGGCGTTCTGTCGTTCAGGGCGCCTACGCGGCGACCAGCTCGCGCGCACGCTCGTTGAAGTCGGCGACCAGGCGGTCGCTGCCGAAGGGCTGCATGCGCCGCTGTAGATCCTGCACGGCCTCGACCGCCCGCGACGACTTCACCTGTCCGGACAGTTTCAGGGTCCGCAGACCGACCGAGTACGCCGCGTCGAGGTCGCGCCGTTGCAGGTGGGACACGGCGAGCGCCGCGTGTGACATGGCGCCGCGACGGGCCCGGTTCTGCTTCTTGGCGTGCTCGATCGACCGGTTCGCGTGTTCCTCGGCCGCCTTGGCGTCGCCCAGGTCCCGCATGGTGTTCGCGTGCTCGCCGTGCAGGTACGCGGGGTCGATGAACTCCGCCCAGTCCGGTTCTTCCGCGAGGTCGGCCCGCGCGTACGCCCGTTCCGACTGCACGACCGCGCGCGCCGCGGCGACCTTGTCGTCGAGCAGGGCGAGCGCCCGCGCTTCCAAGCACCACAGGTCGGCGAGGCACGCCGGCGACTCCGCCCTCGCCAGACCTTGACGGCCGGCCTGTGCCAGACGCCGGCCCTCGGCAGGGTTGCCGAGTAGCGTCGCCTGATCGGCCATACCGGCGAGGACGTGCGCGCCGAGCGCCGGATTACGCGACTCCTCGGCGAGGCGTAGCGACTGGATCAGGTACCGCTGAGCGATGGAGTGTTCGCCGTTGTCGTACGCCATCCACCCGAGTAGGTAGGTCTGTTCCGCCGCGGCCTCGCACAGCGCGACCCGCACGTCGTCGTCGTGGGAGCGCCGCAACAGCGGGTAGACGTGTTCGTTCATGTACTCGGCGAGCACCATGCGCCCGGACCCGCCGCCCTGTAGAACGTCCATCTTCTGAAACGTGCTGAACATGTTCCGGACGGCCGTCACGTCTTCCAGCCGCACCCGCGGCCCCGGCTCCGGTTCCTGGTCAAGGGTGTTGAGAAGCCAGTCCCGCGAGGGACCGACCCCGGCCACTGCTGCGAACGGTGCGCCCGCTAGAAACGCTCGTCGATCCACGTCAGCTCTCCCCAGGTCGGCGACTACCTCCACGGTAACCGCGAACGACGGAGCGTAGGCGAGGGCAGCATCGGCCGAACTCCCGTCGCCGAGGCCGAGGTCGTACGTCGTGACCCGGAAACCGAAGTGTTCAGAGAACACCCCCGCGAGAATGTCGGGGATCGGCGCCCGAGGCGTTCCGCCTTCCAACCACCCGCGCACGCGCGTCGCGTTGGGCGCGACCTGCGGTTGCCCCCACTCCTGCGCCTTCGATTGCACGCGCCGCGCCAGATCCTTACGGCTTATCCCGGACCGCGTGAGCCAGTACGCAAGCCGTCCGTTTGGTTGGTTCATCCCCGCACCTCCGCGACAGTGGGCGACGAAAGCGACACCCTTCGACACCCCCCTCGACGGTACCCGCGCTTCCGCATGGCGTGTTGCCTGTAGCAGGAATCTCGTTCGCTCGTGTAGCAGCGGCGGCCCCATCGTCGCTGCCCGAAGGGGTTACGC